TCATCAGCTGCGTATGTGTTTACATAGATCTTCATAGCATTGTTCAATGTACCAACAAACTTAGTGTTTGTAGGTGCTTCAAACGAACCTTCAGTTGTACGTGCAAACGCTGAAGTAGTTGCTGATTGTAGAACAGTTAGTGCCTGTGGAGACACAACAGCCCAGTTACCAGCGCCACGACGTGTGCGTTGTGCAATAGTGTTAGCAACACGGTTGATTTGAACAGCTAATGCAGCATGTTCGTCACCAACGAATGTAGCAGTACCACTAACGCCTGCTTGGTTGTATGCTTCCTGGTTGCTTGTACCAGCAAGTGAGTTTAGAGAGCCAATGATTTCTTGATCGATTTCAGCGGTAATCTCTTGTGCTAAAGCAGCCATGATTTCTGCTTCAACATCGATGCCATGTTGTGACTGAGCGTCTTGCGCAGCCTCAAATGTCCAACGAGCTGATAGCTTTCTTGACTTAGCTTCAACAGTTTGCTTCAAGATTTGGATGCTTAGTTTGTTACCAGCAACACCTTCTAGTGAAGCAGTTGAATCTGCTTTACCAGTTGCAGCACCTGAATACTGTTCTGCAATCTTGAATGGGCTTAATGCCTCTTCACCAGCAACAGTAGTTTGCGCACTGTCTGCTGAGTTTGTGTCTGCGCTTGCATAGCGGACACGTAGTGTGTGGATTTGACCCACTGGACCTGTCATAGGCTGTACACCAACAAGCTCGTTTGCGATAACGGTTGGCATTACACGTCTAATAACTGGTAAAATAACTCTGTTTAGAGTTGCAACATTACCGGCAGAAGTAGCACCAGCTCCAGCAGCCTCAGACAAATACTTACGAGTATTTTCTAAAGTAGCTTCCATAACGGATTTTTTGTTTCCGCTTAGGCCTTCAACTAGGGCACCTTTGGTCTCCTGCCAGCGACTTTCTAGTAGTTCTGACATTTTATTCTCCTTAAAATTATATTCCAGCTAGACGCTTAAATTCAACCAAGTTGTCTTTTGCGTCTGCTTGTCTACTAACGTTAGTTTGTGAAACATGTTCACGATTGCCTGTAATTTCTTTGCCTTCTGTAATTTTTGCCTTTTTGGCTGGAGTGTTACCGTCAATAACTGCCGGTAGGTACTTGTCAAATGACTTACGTAAGTTAGCCGTTTGTACAGATTCCAGTAAATCTATCATGATTTCTTTCTGATCCTTGCTTAAAGGTGCAGTAAGTTCATTAATTGTGTCTTTGCGCTCTGCTGCTTCAACTAAACGCTTCTTCTCAGTTGCCTGAGCTTCTGCTAGTGTTTTAGCTTTTGCTGCAAATGCTTTTGCTTCTGCTAATTGTGAGTCCTTAGTTTTAAGAACTTTCATTAACTTGGCTGTTTCTGACTTCTCATTTAAGTAAGAGCCAGCATATTCAGAAGCAAATGCTTCGAATAGTTTGCGACCGAAGTCGTTTCTACGTGCTTCTTCAATATCTTCTTTCAGTGCGCCAATTTCTCCCTTAAGAGCTTTGTCAACTGTTTCTGATACTGCTTTAGCACTTCTTTCGATAAAGTTAGTTTTAACTTTAGCAAAGTGTTCCTTAGCTTCACGTACTAGACGTACTTTTGTTTCAGCTAAGTCTTTTTTGTCTTCATGGAACTCTGCAATTTCTTTTGCTAGTGCTTCAACAACAAATTCTTCAAGTTTTCCAAAATTTTCAGCCATTGCTTTTTGGTCTTCATGTAGTTCACTAACTTCTTTAGTCAGTGACTCCATTACGAATCCTTTAAGTAAGTCTGCATTTTCACGCATCTTAACTACATACTTTGCACGGGCTTCTGCTAACTGCTTACGATCTTCAGCAAATTCAGCAATTTCTTCTGCTAAACGCTCAGAAACAAGTGTGTCAATGGCTTCAACCATTGTTGACTTGTCGTGCTCATACTTTTGAGCAAACTCTTCACGTAGTTCAGCAGTAACTTGTTGGCGATTCTCTTTAAGTTTCGCGTCCCAAGCCTCTTGAATTTCGTTGCGCACTTCTTCTGAAACTACATCGTTTTCAAATAAAGTTTTTAGTGCATCCAACATAACATTTTTCTCCTTAATTATTGGAGTTTGTTGATTATATTAATCAACGATTCCTTTAGATACTTTTGTGCCTTTGGGTCTTCTTTTGTTGCCTGTGCTAATTCGTATGCCTTCATTCCGCCACGTGCATTCATTAAATGTTCGTAGATTGGTGTTGGGTATGCGCCTGGAGCACTTGGTTGTGCAACAACGTCTACCGTAATGATTTCAAAGTCGGAAACTTCGTTGCTTCCGTCTTCGCTTACATTGCCTGAACCTCTAGAGCTGACGCCAAGTTTGACGCCAGCTTCTAGCATAGTTTGGACTAACTGCCCCATTGGGGTAGGTAAAATCTTTAACTTTCCATAACCGTTTGGGCCATCCATCCACATATCTGTGATCATATGGCTTACACGATCTAAGTTAATATTAAGGCCTTCTGGATGATCAACCTCACCGAGAACACTGTATCCTCCACTAATTTGATCATTGAGAGTTTTGACAGCCCTTCCAATCTCGTTTACAGGATATACACGTTGGTTTGCATTACGCACTCCGCCTTGTATGCAGATACCTTTCATATAAAGGTCTTTGCCCCCATTGGGATTTTCAGTAGACTCAACGACCATATTTGCTTGGTCAAATGTCAAATGCTCTCGTAAGTTTTTCATTCAAACTTCCTTATTATTTGCCAACAGTCGATTTTTTATTGTCAGCAGCTTCGCCTGCGCCTTTTTTCTCAGCGCCGTGGCCTTTTGGTTGAGCTTTCATTGACTTAGAAGCTTTTCCGCCTGGTACATTTACGTTACCCATGCTATCTTCTTTTGCAGAATCAGCTTTGCCACCGTTTTCTTCGCCACCTTGTACTAAGTTACCAGCGTCTCCGCCCATATCGTTAGCACTAGCTACAGTTGACTTAGTGTTTGCACCATTGTCACCCATTTTAGCGTTTACTTTTTCAACATACTCGCGCATTTCTTCGCCAGCTGTTTTTGGTTGCTTAGATTCTTCAACTTCCTCGTCGTCAGTTGCTTCTTCTACTGCTTCTTCTGTGTCTTCTTCAGCTTCGCCAAAGTTAAATGACTCTTCTTCTGAATCGTCATCTTCTTCATCACCAGCGTCCATGTCGTCTCCGGCTTCGTCATCTCCGCCTTCTTCGCCTGCCATCATTTTTTCAAATTCAGCTTTTAGATCATCTAGTGCATCTTCTAGGTCTTCAACACGGTCTTCCATATCGCCGTCTTCTTCACCTTCATCTTCATCTTCTTCATCGTCGCCTGCTTCGATGTCACCCATCATGTCATCTGCAGGATCGCCACCCATGTCATCCATTGGGTCAGCTTCAACTTCAAATTCATCTAAGTCGAATCCTTCGTCAACTTCTTCGTCATCTGACTCGTCAACTTCTTCGTCTGTAGCTTCATCGACTTCTTCGTCTGACTCATCAACTTCTTCGTCAGTTGCTTCATCGACTTCTTCGTCTGCTACTTCTTCTAAATCATTTTCTAATAGACCTTCGTAGATGTCTCTTGACTTTTCTACGACAATCTCGTGAAATAGCTCTTCTGCGCCTTCCTTATCTTCGTTGATAAGACGCTCAAGCATTTCTTCAAATTTATTGCGATCTGCCATTTTCATTCTCCTATAAAAGTTTTACCTATGGTAAGGCTGTCATTTGTATTTACTATTTATTAGGAAAAGTGCGTAGATATAGGCTCAAAACGAGCCTTTTTGAAAGACAACTAAGAAATATTGAATATTTTTTTAAAATCTTCAATAAAAATAGTGGTATAATTGTCAAATGTATTTAGTTCTTCAGGATCATAATTATCTGGCTGTATAACTCTTACAAAGTTAATTTGAGGATTTTCTTTAATTACAGCCTTAGTCTGACGCATCCAATTACCAAAAAAAGTAGCACCATCTGTCGACTTTTTATAGTTTGCTGTGTCAGCATACATGTTGTTTAAAAGTTTACCTTCATTAAGTCCGCGATAATCAAATCCTAAAATATATATTGTTTCGTATCCGTGTTCCGCTGCTAACCATAATGCCGTTGGTCCGCTACTCCACCCTTTTGAAGGATTAAAAAAGTTTAAGTTCTTTATTCTTTGATACGATTTATTAGGATTTGTCCACACTTCATTCTTGTGTTGATATCCGGCTTTATTAATTTCTAAAACCATTTTAACATCAACTGCTACTAGATAGTCAGGATTAAACGTTCTGTACACTGCATTACATGCATAAATTTTACCGTTTTCTTTTAATTTGTTTAAGTCAATAGACTTTCTACTTGTACCGTTTCCTAGTACAAATGAACAATTTTTATTAGAAATATTTCTTGGAACAACAGATTCAAAAACAATCTCGGGTTGCTTTTTAGCAAGTTTTTCTTGCCTGCGTTGCTCCCTAAGTGTCTTCCATTGTGCTTTTGTATATTTAGACTTATCTATTTTTGCCATTAAACGCCCGCTTCAGCATTGGCTGCTACACCATACATTTGACGAACAAAATCTAATTCTTTATTCTGCTCTTTTGTATGTAGCTCTGCCGCTTTGCGAACTTTATTAATTTGGCGTAATGTTAACCGTGTTTTGCGTGTGTCGTTATATTCAAGAGGTGACTGATCATCGCGCTCTTCGTAGCGATCATCTTCTGTAGGTTCAAAAGTTTCTTTATCGTAATAAAACAATTCACGTAGTATCATAGTAGTATTTATATCGTTTGATCCGTTGTTGGCGCTGCCGCAGGTTCTGCACCAGCTTCAGGCGTTGCGCCTGCCATTTCATCTCCGCCCATAGTCGGGGCAGGCTCTTCTCCGGTAGTATCTTCAATTGATCCAAGATCCGAACTAATGCCTGCTGAACTAATGCCTGCACCGCGCATTTCGCCTGCTGCATCCGTTTCAGTTGGCTGAAGTGTTTCGTCATTTTCTTCACGCCATAAACGTTCATTTTCTGCAATCTCTTCGTCGCTCATTCCTAAGAAACGTTTCATAGCAAAACGATTAGAAATATAAGGTATAGCACTCATTTGTGTATATGTTGGTACACGAGCGTTATCAATTTCACTTTGTCTATAACTTGCAAAGTTTTGTGGTGGTTGGAATCTAACATCAAACATTGCTGTGTCAATGTTAACACCTTTTTCAAGCAAATAACGTTTAAATTCTTGATTAAATTCTTCTACAACCAAGTTCTGTAGTCGTTCGCAGTATGTATTAAACCGTAATTCTTGTATGTATGCTGTTCCGACTCTACCATCACTGTATTGAGCTTGTCCATCATCGGGCCCAGTTGGAAGATAGCTGGAAGGGATTCGTAAACCGCGTACGAGCTTATTAGTAAAATATCTAAGATCATCAATTTCTCCTAGGTTAGTACCTCCAGGCAATGTTTCAACCTTAGATCCGCGCCCTTCAGCTGTTTGTGGGAAGAAGTAATCTTCGTTAATTGATAGGGGATTATAAGCTGAGTCTATAACGTTTTG